TGAAACAAAATTAATATTAGCGTAGGCATTTCCTGATGTATTGCAACTATGGACAACTCCATAAGCCTTTAATACTGTTTGAAAATACCTCTGGCACTTAGCTATCGTGGTACTTATTTCTTCTTGCTCAAAATCTGTAGCCACTGGACCGACTTCCATCTGTACGCCTGTGATGAAGAAGTTGTTGTCAGTGCTGCTGAAGAAGCTGTCTATGCCAGCGGCACGATTAGCATTTGTAACATTAGCCCATGATGCTGTGTTTAGTGTGCCACTTGTAAAATTAGAACCTGCGTGTAACCAAAATAATAAATATAAACTTACTGCATTATCGTCATCAAAAGGACTACTACCATCATCTACATCAGCAGGGAATGTAATTTCATGTCTAACCCAATCCGTTGTAGTATTATACAATTTAGTTATTTGTCGGGTATTATCATTATCAAAAAGCTCACAGCCAAACGTAAATGCAGCATTAGCTTTAACGTAAAAACTTAACGTAATTTGTTTTGCTCCAACAACCCCTTTACCAATGCGTTGTAGGTTTTGGCCTTCAAATCTCTGCTGAATATGTAAGAACTCAGAAGCAGCTATAGATGTATCAGCAGTAGTGCAGTCTAGTTTAAGACAATTAGCAGAAATACCATTTGGCCCATCCGCTGTTTGTGACATTGTTAAACGACCGGCAGTATTACCTCCAGCTAAAGCAAATCTATCTACAGTAAAATAACCATCAGTAGCACCCAAGTCTGCCACAGACGAACTTCTAGCGGCCACGTTCATGGAACCATTGATTACCATATTGCGACCAACAGCAGGGGATATGTTGGCGTTTTGTCTTGCTTTACTCATAGCTTATTCTCCCAACAGGGTAGCCAAGTCCAATGCCTTCAGCGCATCAGGGTTTGCCGCAGCATCAATGCGAGCATCGTCTGTGATGTCACGTAGCGTTGCCTTTTGTGCAGCAATAGCATCAGCGCCTGTACCAGCTTCAAGAGCCTTCATGTACTCTACGTCCAAGTCAGCCAAGCGAGGCGCACGTTCTGCGCGTAGGTTGTCCTTGTGGATGGCCTTTGCCGCTGTCATGTCTACTTCGACAGCATCGCCATTAAATGACCAAGCGCCACGAAAGGTGCGATCCGCTGGTACGACCAGAGAAGATGCCTCACGGACATCACCGTTGATATTGATGTAAGTGGTCATGCTGCCATCTCCATTTCTTGATTAATCTTCCACGCATTGCGGAAACTACGATCCGATGGGATCAATTCTACAGGTACAATCTTCATGACTGCTCTGTTGCCTTGGTAGTCACGCCACACTTGCGGCGGGATGTCTTTCATAATGAGGTACTCAATCGCCTCTTCTTCAGTCATAGCAGGGATAGGCTCAGCATACGGATGCTCTTTGGGCTGTCCGTCTGGTACGTTCTGGTCACGAAGGTATGTGTCGATGGGTGGCAGTACACCACCAGCCAGTGCAGCAGCCATCCAGTTAGGGTCAGGCACAAGCACAGCGGCAGGAGCATCAGGCTGTGTCGGGTCTTCGAACAGCACACGATACTTCGACTGCACAGGTGCAAGGCGTGACTTAGCTTCTGCTAGGCGATCCCAGAGGTGGCTCATGCTAGGTCTCCGAATATTGAACTGTGCATACGGTCACTATCCTCTTTCGAAGAGTCTTGGTTTCCTGAGCGTGAGTTTAGTTCATAAGTTGATGCAGCATAACCAGACAGCCCGTTATCGCCATCACCGGGCCTATTGCCCCTATGACCCAGAACTGCGCAATAATTTGAGTTTGCCATGTTAGCACTGAAATTAACATTATAATCGCCTGTGCCATTATCCGTTAGGCTACCAATATTCATGCTGTCCCGTATAGCAATGGTCCCAGTCCCATTAAAGTTTACCCAAGCCTTTGCAGACCCATTGACCACATAGCTGGTGCCGACTGTATCTGTGCCATCGGTGATGTTGGAAACGTTTAACGTACTCATGCTAAGTCTCCGTGTATTGTGGCATTTCCATCACTACAGTCCGAAGTAGCATCTGTTCTGGTTTTGTTAACTAAAGTAACCCCAGAGGCTGTCCTGTTTGTGTTTATATATGGCTGCTCATCTTCTGTCGTGTGATGCCCAACCCAATCGTCATCTGCAAAGTGGTTTGAAAAACTAATTGTTAACTGGCCTGTGCCAATATCGGCTACAGAACTAATGTTTCTTGAGCCAATTATAGCTTGGCTTCCATAAAACAATAACGCCGCCGCAACGCCTGACACTGCACGACTAGCTGTTTCACCCGTGGCTTGGATGTTTGTGACCGTTAGTGTACTCATGCTAGACCTCCATGCGTAACAACACAAATCCGAGCCACATCAACTGGAGTTGTTAAACTTGTTTGTGTAGTTAAGTCAGTGTAAGAAGCCGCCTGACTTACCCTATTGTAATTAGCTACCCTGTTTATATCACCGCCATCAGATGATGTGTTTTCACGACAAGCAAAAGCATCTACATGCTCTCCATCTTCCATATTGTTTGTAAAATTTGTGCGATACAAACCAGTGCCGTTATCCGTTAGTGAAGATATATTAAAACTCGTACCACTTACAGCAATAGTGCCAGTGCCATTAAAAGTACAATGAGCCTTAGAAGCACTCTGCTTAGTCAGCGTAACGGGGTCAGTCCCATTTGCTGCGCTTATCGTATTTGCTCTAATATCAGACAATGGACAAGTTCCCTCCGCTTGCGACTGTTAGCGTAACACCTGATGCTACAGCCAAGGGGCCAGTAGCAGAAGCGTTCTCTGTCGCGTCGATGGTTACATTTGTGTTAAGGGTTTGCTCAGACACACGAAAGATGTCACCAGCCGCAGCCGCAGGGCCAACCGTACCGCGCTCGCCTTTGTAGCGACCCCCGCCAACCGCAGTCGCAAGGTCAACCGCCGTGAACATCAGCAAATCGATGATGTCGCCAGTGGCAGCGCCAGATGTCAGCACAACGTCAGAACCGTTGGTAGCCGTGAAATCGGTGCCATCGACCAGCCTCACGCCGTTCATATAGACATCCACGAAGCCCGCCGTATAGCCCGCCGTAGCAAAGCTAGTTTGCCCAGAGGTAGCCGTGAAGGTCTGTCGCGTTTGTGTAGCCTGCGGGACAGGTATAGCGCCTAAATATCCAGCCATGTTATACTTCCTCCAATGCCGTCACTCTGGCCTCTAATGCTTCAATCTTAGCCATAGCCTCTTGAAGTGCTTTGACAGCCTTCATGTACAACACAGAGTATTTTACAGAAAGATACTCTTCTTGATTGCCGTCTGCATCTAAGACTGGTTCGTCATCAGCATTAGTCTTAAAGTTCTGCTTCACCAATCCATTCATACCAGCGGCTTGAAGGTCTTGAGCAATAACGCCAAGCATATTTGGTGCATCTAACTCAGCATCAATCATAGAGTAGTTCTTGAACTGCAGTGCTTTAATGTCATTCCACTGGGAACTGGCAGGAGCAATGTTTTCTTTTAGACGCCCATCTGATGTAGCACCGTAGGAGTTTGTTGCTGACTGAAAGTCACCGTTTTCTTCAATCTTAGATTTAACTACGTTTCGACGCATGTGTCTAAATACTTGGTCACTCCCAGTGCCATCTCTTGCCACAACCTGAGTTATGGTGTCGTTACTACCATCCCCAGCATGGAAAATAGTAATAGCTTCCTCTGTCGAAGTATAAACACTACCGTGACTTCTGCCTACTTTTATACCTCCAGCCCTGATATACAAATCGCCAGAGTCATCAAGCTGCATAGACCCCTCTGAGGTGGTTGATGACTCATAGGCATTGCCTACAGCAAAAAACTCTAAGTTTCCGTTGCCAGCGGTATCATCCGCTGTGGCAATCATGCCGCCGAATTTATTGGTACTATTGTCATTCGTTTTGAATAAGTAACCACCAATGTACTCACCAGCGGTTACTGTTGTGTCGGACCTACCTGCAACAAATTGAGTGCCGCCTGTGGCATGATTAACAAAGCTGAGTTTATTGGGGTTGTGTGTCTGTGGAGTATTGCTGTCTGGGTTACTAGATGACATACCTATGTTGCCCGTCGAACCCTCGACGAAGAAAGCGTGAGTATCGGCATCAGACTCAACACGGAAGTCTAGGTCTTTACTGTCATCATTAAAAACGGTTTCAGATGCTGTCATATCCATACGACTGGCAAAATCTCCTGCTAACATTGCGCCTACTTTATATCTGCCACTCTCTACACCATCTCCTACTGCTACTATCTCTGTAAAAATTTGTGTATAGGTAACTGCTTCGTCTGCATCATTTTCGCCTTGAAAGTTAATTCTACCTGTATCGTCACCAGCAGCGGGACTACCTGAGTTACGATATAAATCTAAGGCTGGTCCTTTATTAGCATCTGCATCTGTAGAAATAAGTGTAAGCTGCGTAGTGTTATCAGCAGTTGTAATGGTTGATCCATCGTTTGCAGTAAAACCACCGTTAAACACAGGCGCAGCCGTGGTGGTCAGGACACCTGTTACTAGGGCAGTCGTTGCCATATCCACAGCACCATCAATGTCCACAATGTCTAGGTTAGCTGTACCACTAATATCAGCCCCAGAGGTACTAAGGTTGACCGCTTTGCCGCCAATGTATCCAGCCATTATGTAATCTCCATATAACTCATGGTTACTGAAACCTTATCCGCAACAGAACAATCAATTTTAACGATATCGCCCACGTTAAGGTTAATCTTTCCGTCCAAAACAGCAAGCGTTGACCCAACAGGTATTGGTACACTCTTAACCAAAAACGCCGTTGTGTTTTGAGTTTGGCTGGTTTGAGTTGTTGTACTTACAATCGTTACAGATGCTGTGACCTGTGACGTGTGAACGTTTGCCAGTGTAAGCCCAAGAATAATAACTGTGCTACCGGACTGAACCGTGTATAAAGTTTCTGGTGTTCCTGAACTTGCAGGAGCAACATCTCTTGTGATTAACTTAAATGTATTAGCCATTTATTTTTCCTATATCACCCCAACGCAATCGCCAAAGCTGTCGCATCGTCTGTTGTTGCTACAATTCCAGTTGCAGAAGGAAGCGTGAGAGTTACATCCGCAGTAGACGCGGGGCCTATTAATGTTACTTTGTTAGTTCCATTGTCAGTGTCTTCAAAGAACTCTACAAAGCCTGCGCCTGTAGCGCCGTTTTTTACAGAAATACCCGCGTTAGCAATGGGCTTTGCAGTGAGGGTTGCTACTCCAGTGACCAAAAGCGTAGATGCCATGTCCACCGCACCGTCGATATCCACTACATCTAAGTTAGTGGTCCCGTCTACGTCGATAGCACCGCTGATATCTAATGAACCAAACGATCCCACACCTGTAGTAGTAATGGCACTGGAACCGTTGTCGATAGCACCAAAACCAGATGTTATTGAACCTGAGTTTAAAGCCCCAACAGTAACAATGTTGCCGCCACCTACACTGTGGCTAGAAAAATAAGTGGACACTGTATCCACGTTGGTCATACGCATTGTGCCTGCATCGTTCACCAACAGGCCATCGCCACTTGCAACCGCAGTCGTACCCCGCGAAGTTCCACCGTCGATTAAATTAATCTCAGCCCCAGTCGTAGTGACCGCAGTGCCGTTAAGAGAAAGCGCATCTGTTTCCAGCGTACCATCAATGTCCGCGTCACCTGAAATATCTAAAGAACCTGCGTCTAGCTCTCCAGTTAAAGTAATGTTTCGAAAACTAGCAACGTCTTTGTTGGCGTCTACGGTAACAGTCTTGGACGCAACTACAGTTCCAACCGCTGCGCCTGTATCGTTGTAGTTTAGCTCCGCTGCCGTGCTGGTAAGTGCCGTAGAGCCTAATGTTAATTGTCCATCAGGAACAATCAAACCCGCAGCCCCACTAAGTATTAAATCGTCGGCACTTGTGTCCCAAAGCATAAACGCACTGGCAGTGTCTCCAAACAGCTTAACATCGTAACCTTGATCGTTAACACCCACCGTTAAAGTTGAGTCTAATTGAACTGCGCCATCTATATCTACAGCATCTAGATTTGTTGTTCCGTCTACGTCGATGTTTCCGCTAATGTCTAACGAAGCAAATGTTCCAACGCCTGTGGTTGTTAACGAGGACGCCCCATCGTTAATAAATAAATCTGCGACTGTGGCTGTGACAAAGACAACTGCCGTGCCACTAAGCGATATAGCGCTGTCTGAATTAGAACTTTCAGTAACCGAACGAGTAAGTGTTGTGCCGCTTGACGTATATGTCCCACTGCCAATTTCAAAATTAGTTCCATCCTCTATAGCATATCTAATAGTTTGACCGTTGGTTATTCCAGCATTAGCAAAAGTCTGGTAGCCTGTTGCAGCACTTCCCAAGGTAATCGTTCCAGTACCCGTGGTACTGGTAGACATTTTTGCACGATTTCCTAAAGATATTGCCATGTTAAGCTATCCGTATAATTGCGTTACTCGCGTCAGCGGTGGGAAAAACGATAGTGAAGTCTCCAGACGTGGCACCTTTATCGGCTCCAAAGTCCAAAACACAAACAGACGGATCGCCTGACGCGGCCTCATTATAAATTAAAGCACCGCGCACCGAAGAAATTGTTACGTTAGAAAACACCTCATCAGAAAAGTCAGTCAGAGCTGTTGTGCCGGTAGTCGTTGGCGTTACGCTTGTTAAAAACTGACCCTTTGCAGTGTAATTTGTTCCCGTTATTTCATTGCTACTTGTGTAAGCAGTGGTAGCCGCAGTGAAACTTGCACTGTTGTCATACAAAGCAATCTTAAACTGGTCACTTGCCGCAGTGAAATTATGTGTAGCTGTCATTAATTCTTTTTTGAATGAAGTACACAGGAAGTTGCCCGTAAAAGCCATTACATTTTCCTTATATATTCGGCCAAATCAGAATGACCCGCTTCTTTTATCGCATTATATACCGTAGTACGGTCACTTTGGATAGCCTGTTTCATGTAGATGACCAGCAGCTTCTCTATGCTGTCACGATAAGCAATAGCCTGATCCCGTAGCGTAGGGTGCGCGTCCTCAGAGAACGCAACGATCTTACCTACGCAACGGTGAGCCACCTCTTCAGGAGTTGCACCACGATTGTTTGTGGTTTGAACATCAACCTTAAACTCTCCAAAAGACATGTTGTTCATTGTTTCGGCCTAATAACTTGACCAACACGGTAACCTTGTGTGGTTTCTTTGGCCTCACCCAACAACTTTAGACCAGACAAAGACTCCTGAAATCTCTTGTCATACATAGCCATAACGTCCTGCTCACCTTTCATAAAGATGTACGCCTCTATTAACGAACCGTACAAAAGGCTTAACTCTGCATTTTCACTTAACCATGTTGTACCACTGTCTGATCCTGCCGTAAGGCTTGCGGGGCGGTACAAGTAGTGAAGCTCTGCCGTATAGTCAACGTTTGGTGTTGGTGCTAAGATAAAGTTGCTGACGTCAAACGTAGCGTAATATTTCGGCACACCTGTTGTAGCAGGATCGGAGGTATAGCTTTGAACAAAGCTAACATCTTTAAACTCTACAAATCCGTAATCACTGCCACTGGTTATTGGGTCCGTAACAGTTCTTAGGCTTAACGAATATGGCGCTAAAAAATCACTTGGCATCGCAAGAAACTTGTTTCCACTAGACGCTATACCTGAAACATTTTTTCGAAATAGACTTAGCTGAACAGATTTTAAAACTCGTTCCTCTGCTGCCCGTATAAACAGAGGGAGATTAGCTACAAAAGAAGTCTCCGTGTTCTCAGTGTAATCCTGCAACGCTGTTTTTAACTGCGCAAATGTAAAGCTCATGACGTGACCACCGTAACCTCTCCGACTTCCCCTGTAGATTTCAACCTGTTAGGAGTCAACGACTCGTCCCCGTTAAAACCAACGGGTCGAAAACCGTATTGAATGTTTCTTTGCTCCTCCAAACCAGACTCTGGCCTAGGGTTTCTTAACGCTTGGGGATCAGCCCCTACCTTGGGAGGGAATAGCTGAGGATGCTTTGGATCGAACTCGTCCTTGCCGACACGCGCCCCTGTCCACTCCTCTCGCATATCTCTCAGTCTATAACGAAAACCAGAACGATCCGAAATTCCATACGCATTCTTGTCTGAAGCATAGGCCATGTCACACCCTTAGATACTGAATGCTTGGTTGAAGTTTAAGAGGAACACGATCCTCGTCCTCGTCAGAGGCCCGTTGGAACTCTTCTTCATACACACTCTTCAAAAGTTGAATCCGTTCCGGCGCTCTTTTCATAGCGATATAATACGCCAGCCCCGCTACCATACATGGGTAAAACCGAAACGGCATGTCCGTTGTGTTCACCAACGTATCGGCGTCCTCAATTCTCTGCACATAGTAGTAGATTAACTGATCTGTAGAGTTCTCGGGAACGGCCCACAGATTTATAACAGGATCAATCTGTCTGTTAAACCAAAACTGGCTTGGTCTACCCTGCGTGGTTTTGTTGGGAAGAGTGGCATACTCCCCCCGACTAATTCGTTCTACCTCATAGTCTGTATTGCTGCGCCTAAGAACAATTTCTAGTACATCAACAACATCCGCCGTTAACGTCTGAGTGGCCTGCCCTTGCGTCAACGTTATAGTTCCCTGCGCCACGGTCCACATGTTGATGCCACGGTTTGCCCAATCAGCAAACATTAGGTTCAAAGACCTACGCGCCGTTCGAGCATCGTAGCCAGTGCGGACCTCTAGTCCACACCGCTCATACGCTTCCTCAATAATCTCACCAACATCAATGTTGAAATCTCTGGACCCAGAAGTAGCCATGATTAATACAACTTCGGTGATTGATTAGTTTTAATCATAACACAACCGCCGTTTTTAAAGCTTGTAACTTTGCCGCCGTTTTTCATGTACCCCATTTTATTACGAACTGGCTCAGGTAACTTTTTAAGACCAGTCTGGTCTTCTGTTGGTTGTTTCATATCCATTAGACTTCTCCTTAAAACTGACGAACAGCGCCCTTGGTACTCTTGCGCCTAGATTCCATTACTTGTCCGCAGCCTTTCGCGACCGCTTCGCCTTCTTTGCCTTCGCCTTGGTAGGGCCTTTTGACTTGTCCCCCAAGGGTATAGCCTCTGACCTTGGCTTTCTTAGTGTTACTGACAACGGTTTTTCCTTTTTTGCCAGCTTTCTTCTTTTTCTTAGCAGTCGAAGCTCTATCTGCTTTAGAAAGAGAACGTGCTTTAGCCAACGGAAGGCATCGGTCAGGGTTCTTCTTGTCCTTTGAAGTACCGCATGGACCTTTGATTTTACCATCAGTTCCTATCCTCACCCACTTCTGGTCGCGCCACTTTTTTAACTCGCCCATTACGACTTCTTCTTCTTGCCTTTTGCACCCTTAGCGTAGTTAGGGTCTTTGCAATACTTTGAAGCCGCCATGTTTGCATACGCCGAAGGATACGTGTCAAAAGTTCTTTTCGCCCAAGCCTTACCCGAAGGACAAATCTTGCTGCCCTTGGATTTAGGAGAAGCCTTACCACCTCTTTTATAGTAGGTAAGACCCTTGAGAGTCTTAGCGGGTGGCTTGGACACTTGCTGTTCCATCTGACCTCTGGATATAGCCATAATCACGCTCCATAAACGATTTAATGTACGCTATTTCTGACGCTATAACTTCTGTTTTTTTATCTACAGAGATTAAAGTTTGAGTTGTCCAAGTGGCCCAGCTATAACTGACCGCGCCAATGCCGCCAATAACCGCCGTAAGAAGAATAACTACCACTTGTTTCATCAACACTTCCAACGTTTTCTAGCCTGTCTTAAACGACTATTCGGGTCTTTAGCCGCCTTTGGAAACTTCTTCATCTGTCCTGCCGAACGAGCGCAATAAGACTTCCTGCGCTTGGCGTCCTTGCTGCCCTTCTTTACTTTACCCGTGACCGCTGTTTTAAGCTTTGATCCCGGGTTTGCAGCGCGGTGGGCTTTCACGCCCTTTTCCGTCATTCCCGCCCCAGACTTAGTGGGGCGGTAATTTTTCTTGTTACGCTTTATCGGCTTATCCGAACGACTAGCCATACTCTTTTCTCATATCCAGTATGATAGTGTATGTGTCCGCACTTGTATGACCGACTGTTGTGAACATCACATCTCCAGTCTTTCCAGAACCGGAGTTGTTAGTCAAACCGCCGAACACACTGTACTCGTGGTTGCCACTTTGGTTCTCACCTAGTTCAATACATAGAACATCGGTTGTTGCGTCCCAAAGAATTTGAACCTTCATGCCAATACACTGCCACCAGATTCTTTCTATCACAACGCCAGTACAAGCAGCGCCATCCAAACCCGTAGTCAGTGCAGAAACATCAACCTTCTTAACTGCCGATTCTCCGGAGCCATCTGAGATGTTCGTAAACTTTTGAACAACTCTTTTGGCCCCGTCGAAAAGCGTCTGTGTAGCTACAGCATCTGCCATATCACGCTCCTATTTATGCGATTTGCACATACTCAATGATGAACGTAAACGAACCCGCAGTGGTAGCGTCAACCGTATTGGTAATATTACAGAAGATTGTACGTTCCGCAGAAGTGTACTGAACAGAAGCCGGAGCAGTAGTGCCATCCTGCGTCTGAAGAACCAACGCGGTTATAGTCACGTTATGCTCAACAACAGTTGTACCCCCGTCTAAAATTTCATCAGTCTGAGCCGCAACGATCTGTGCGCCAGAAGAATCCGTACCAACCTCATAACCAATATCACCTGTGCCGATTACTGGAGAGGTATCACAAAAGATTTTAATGTCAGTGATAATGGTGTTTGCTGGTTGCGTAAACTCACCAATGGTCGGACTATCGCCTGCGGTAGTGTTTACAGTAACACCTGTCGCATAACCAACGTGCTTTACATACTTGTTAGTAACAATACCAGTAGACGCGGTGCTTGCCACAGTGGTAAATGCGCCCGTAGTGGTGTTCTTAGAAACAACTTGAAAGCCGTTTTCAGAACGCACTGGACCCGAAAAAGTTGTATTAGCCATGTTATACTCCTGTCGTGGCTAGTGTCAGACGCATTATGCGCCTGTCAGGGATGACAGAATGATACACAACCTTTTAACAAAAAGAAAGAGGCGATCCGAAGACCGCCTCAGTTGAGCAGGGAGGGAAAATCCTTGCGGTTATTGTAACACAGGTTACGCTCCGGGGGAACCGAAGATACAACGTGGGTCTGAGAACCCAAAGCTGTAACGCTCACGCGCCTTGAAGCGCATGTTACCTGTGTCGAAGTCTGCTTCCATGTTGGTAGAAAGAGCGGTGCGCTCAAAGTGGATCATTCCACGAGGAGCATCAGTCATGATGAAGAACGCATCTGGGTCCGTCAGGAAGTCGTTAACGGCAAAGCCATTAGGCAACATACCCATCGAACGGATTGCGTTGGTATCATTATCCGCAGTGCCAACGCGAAGGTTAGACACCATCAGGCGCTCTGCAACGAACTGCAGTTGACGTGGGATAAGAAGCTTCAAGCCCCGAAGAGCAACCTTTAATCCACGCTCATCAACAAAACCAGCGATATTGATCAAGGCATCTTCAAGAGATGTCTCATTCAAATCAGCGGCTGTCGAAGGTTCGTTAGCAAATGTGCCACCATTCGTCAGAGGGTGAGACGCATCACACAAAGCAACCCCGTCACCACCAGCAGTAGCGCCAGCAGTAAATGCATTGTTAAGAACCGCAGCGGCCTTAACTTGCTTGGTGTGTGCCATTGAACGAGCCAACGCACGAGTATACCGCGAACCAAGACGATCATAGAGATTGTCTTCGATTGCTTCCTCTGTGATAGAGAACGCAAGTGCGATAGTTTCGTGGTTGTAACGAGCAGTGTATGATTCGTTAGCATCGTCAAACGATACGTTGGAACCCTCCGCCTTAGTAGGCGCAGCGCCAAATCCACTCAACATAACTTCTTCCTCGAACGCTCTGTCCGAAGATTCTGTTGTGTAGATTTCTGAGTGTTGGTTTTCGTAACGGTCGTACTCCATTCCAAACAGAGCGTTTAGTCCGGGTTCTAGCTCTTTCGCTAGTTGTGCGCGAGAAATAGCCATTTTCTAAACTCCTTATACGCCTGTCGTGGAAACAGTGCCAGCCGCAATGGAACCCGTAGGCGCATTGAAGTGGTTGTTGATACGAACGATTAACGGAATACCAGCCGCAGTAAAGTCGCTGTTATCAGGATCGTCCATGACGCCCATAATACGCAACGCCAATGTATTGGTGGTGGCGATAGTATTTAAATCAGCGGTTGCTGAAGAAATACCGGTACTGGTTGAACCGCTGTTGCCTGTAGCAAACGCAATGTTTGCAAAGACCGCTGCACGAATTTCAGCCTCAGTGTTTGCCGCAGCAACAACGTTAGACGTTGCAACAGTGAACAACTGTGCTGGGTTGTCGTACAAGAACGCCTTTACAGGAAAGTTTGAGTCTGCTCCTGATCCGGGCCAAAAGTTGGAAAAAACCTTTGAACCATCCACGGAAGAAACATACTCACATCCATTAAAGACGCCAGCGATTGAGACGTTACCGCCAGCCGCAGCTTGCAGATCGTCAATGACCCCTCCAGCAAGCGGGATAACCGCCATGCCTTGAAAGATCGGGTTACTATTGTCCGAAGCTATCCGATACTCGGTTGTACCAGTGGTATTAGCAGCGGACCCTAGAATGCCATACGGACGTAGCCCGAATGCTCCATTTGAATTTGCCATAATAGCAATCCTCTAAGTTTAGTCGGAGTCTCTACGTGATCCTCCGAACGATACACGACTTTGCCGATTATTAGATATCGGCATTGAAGGATGTTGTTCCTTCATTAAATCCTGATCGACAGCTACCATCTGTTCGCGGGTCCGGTTCCCGTAGTACGCGGATCGTTCGTCGATAGTCTCGGCAGGCATGCGACAAAGCATTAGTCCGCCTTGCCCTATTACTCCTTGATACCTTCCATCATCAATGACGGGGGCCTCATAGTCTGGATACTCATCAGAACGAACAGGTTCCCATCCTTCGCGCAACTTGGCATGGACATTCATTTTGTCCTCTTCGCCTCGCATTGCGACTCGTATCCAACGATGCACATACCCCGGAGGGGCTTCTGGTGCTTCTAAGTGGCTGGGCGGTGCCCAAGGTTTTCTGCGTGAACTTGTTTCACGGGTCTCGCTTTCACGAGGTTTGCGATTAGCCATAGTCTTAATCCTTCACATACTTAGCGTATTCTTCAAGCGGCACGTTCAAACGTTTCGCCATCGCTATTTGTGACGGTGAGAGCTTAACCGACTTGCGCCCCTGTTTTGTAGTGCTGCGGGATGCGGATGCGCCAGCGGATGCGACCTGTGCTCCTCCCGTTTTGTTCGCCTTTTGAAACTTGTGTGGAAACTCCACACGTATACGGCGATCAACCTCACTATAGTAGTCATCGCTCGTCGGGTCAAACCCTTCTTGCTCTACCATCTTTTGGTGTATTCCAAAAGCTGCGTAAGTCATGACCTCATCCGCGCCAAACCACGTATTGCTCTCTGCCCAAGACTGCGCTTTGGGATCGGGCTTTGCCGCAGGTTTTTCTGGGGGAGGCGTGGCGGCTGGAGTAAACGTCTCCTCCTTCGCAACCTCTGCTTTGTCAGAACGTTCCTTAGCTATACGAAGACGTTCTTGCTCAATAGCGATCTTTGACATCGCCTCCTGAGCCTGAACCATCTTATCAGCATCGCCCGTCTCATGAGCTTCCTTGAACACTCTCTTAGCCGCGTCCATCTGAGCTTCAACTCTACCGCCGTACTCAGACAAATATCCTTTGTCCAAGTTCTGCATGCGGTCTTTAAGATGCTTGTTCTCGTTCATAAGCTCCTGAGCAACACGAGTGGCCTCTTGGCTAACCCGTTCCTCATTTCGATACTTTTCAGTAAGCTTAGAGATGCGCTTCTGAACGTTGGAACTATAATTCTCAAGTTCCTCATCGCTCTTCTGTTCCGTTTCTGCAGAAACCTCGACTTGTTCTGACTCTCCCTCCGGAGCATCAATCTCTACTTCTACAGACTCGTCTTCCATAACTGTTTGTTCTTCTGCCATTGTAGCCCCCTAAACGTGCTTGATGTCATCTGGTTCCAGAAGAGTGGCTATCACCTCGTCATCATTAATGATGCGAACTTCACCGCCCTCTATCTTAAACCTCGACCCAGAATATCGACCGATACAAACCCAATCGCCTTCCTTGCACCACGGGTCAACCTGCGTACCGAATTTTGAAGGGTCATCATAAGCCAAAGGTCCAAGTTTTAAAACGTAAGCAACTACTGTCGCCACCGCCTCTCGGTCTCTAACCTCGTCAGGGATGTGTAAACCACCCGTGGTTTTGGAAGCCCCCTGATAAGGCATCACCAAAAGCCGCCAACCCGTGGGTTGCGGTAGCCTATCAAGAAGGGATTTATCTAAAAGGTCCGGGTCTAGCACTCGGTCCTTGGCGTCAACATACGCGCCATCAACAACAGAAGGGTCCGAAGCATCGGCCTTTCCTTTGTTCATTTTTTGCGCGAGATGTTCAGGAAGATATAAGGTCTTCGACATCTTCTGCGTTATTCTCCAGCAGGGTTTTAAGCTCTGACCGCGCGTAGGAAAGTCCCCGTATCTCTCCCACCAAAGATTTATAATGCTCCCAGTCTTTGGCAACACCATTCGATAGAGCGTCCGCGAGTTCCTCTTCACGCTCTCGCAGCACTTTATACAAGTACGCAGCTAATGCAACACCGTCCATCAATCTTCCTGATACAAGTTATTGAATATTCGATTCACGTCCAGCGTGTAGTCAAGATCAGACTTTGAATAGTGTACTTGCTGAGACGGCCTAAAGTCCGGCGCTCCTTCTCCAACCTCAAACCAAGCAGGGTGAGTGACCCGAACTCTGTTGTTAGGTAACGCCACTATATTCCCAGTCCACTCCCCAGCGTCCAATAGCTGAAGGACATGAGACTGCTTGTGTTGAGCAGGGTCATCCGCAATCTCACTCTCCGTGTAATCTACAGTAAACAAGTATTTCGCGGCATACATCTCTCCGTCTATCTTTGCCATCCAAGGGCATGGAGTAGCCCTGTCCATGACATAAACAGCATGATGATGCGACGAACAATCCCACGGTTGAGCATCATACGTCTGCATAGGCTCAGGCCACTCCTCCAAAGGAATGTCTGCCACCAAGGCAGTGATAGGCATTCTTGCCCACATTGCTCCGCCGTGTACTGTGTCTTCTTCCTCGTCCTCTGCTTCGCAACCTGTGAAGATAACCTGAAAACTAAGACACCTATTCGGCATCGAAGTCACACCAATCACCATCGCATGCAAGAACTCACCGTGGTACTGCTCATGGTTATGAGTGTACTCACGCCTTACCCATGCCTTAAAATAAGGCACGTTAGAATGTAAATAAGCCATGTGTTATGTCTTGGCTCTACCGCCTTTTTTCATCTTCATCTTAGCACGACCACCGACTTTCATGCCTTTGGGCTTCATCTTAGCACGACCACCCGCCATCATTTTCTTAACTGAAGTTTTACCCCCAGCGCGATACCCTTTTTTCTTCATCGCCATGTCCGGCTCCCTAGATAAAGTATGCTTATCAATACACGTTAGTTTCGTCAGTGTCAATTTTCATGGGCACACAATACGCCACAGCGCGATCTGATAAACCAATGCCGTGGGTACTGTAACGCTCCACAAGAGCCTGCGCCACCCTGTTGCAAACATCCAACTGGTAGAAGTACAAATCATCCACAGCCAGCTTACGCTCGTCCCCATAGCCAAGATACAGCATGAGGACGAACACATGCATTAAAACATAACTTCAAAGTGTGGAGCATCAATGAAGGGCCTTCGAGACTGTGATCGGCGTGTATCTATGTACGAACACATAGCGTGTTCTGCCGTACCGTCATAAGCAGCAAGATCATCAATAGTCCACGCAGCGCCCCACCGTAGCTTAACACCTGTAGCCTCTGCGCCTTCTTTCATAGCATCAGCAATCTCATCATACAGGTTAAGTTCCCATCGGCCACCACCATCGCAATAAGCCATCAGATCAACGGCGTTGCCGTCAATGTGTTTCGATTTCATGGTTTGCGATGCCCCTTTTGCAACTAAGGCCTTCTGCTCCTCTATCGTTCGCAGACCGCAGATCACACTGAAGTCCTGCTTCGTAACGCCGATAGCGTACTTCACGACAGTTACCAGATCGTCGTTGACTCCTTCGAGCCTTGACAAGCTTCGTTTTCCTAATTTGTATCCCATGATTCATCCTTTACTTTCTATGTGTTTAGCCTGTTGCCGAATAAGTTCCTGTTGTCTCTTTAAGTCAAGCCACTGTTGGTCAGCCTCAGATAGCTTTGGAAAAGGAACTACCTTCTCGGTCATTTAGATGCGTACTTAGATATGGCCCGATTTCCGAACCAGAAAGCTAAAACTGCGCTCATGAGTCCGGCAGTTTCGGGGTCCCACATAAGCTCTACCGCTTCCGTCCAATTACCCCCAGATTGTCCCACCTTGACCATGATGACCACCTTGGTGGCTACAAACAATCCGAAGAAGGCATAAGTAATAACAGGACGAACACTACCCCTGAGAGCGTTGATAAAGCCTCCAGCGTCAATAGATCGGTCATGCTCATACAACCCTTTTGTTTCTGCAATGTCCGCCTGCTTATCAAGCTCAACCAGCTTCATCTCAGAACGCTTCTGCGCCAACTGCGTCTCAAGCTGCATCATCTCCATACGATGCTTCTGCACTTGATTAGCTTTAAAATAACTGAGAACCTCGGGGAGAAAAGAACTCCCAAAGCCCAGTAAACTTCCTAACAGCGCCATCATTTCTCTGATCCTAGCCATACCGCAAATGCGCCCGTCATGGACCCAGAACAAATTGATATCATCGTGGACTGCTGTGTGGACAAATCCTCTAAAGTCATCCCCCACTCCAGAACCCGTATATACATCACGGTCATTACAAACATCATAAGTCTCGGCATGAGACGATATTCTAGTATAGTGTTAAAAGTTATAGACATTAAAACCCTCCTTTCAGGCCATCTAATATTTCCGATAAACTAGGGCGTTTATCTTTCTTCTCATAGACACAACTAAATACTTTCGGACACTCTGAAAAACTAAGCGTAGGGTAATGATATCCCAGCCCACCAAAACCCGCACTGAATCTATACACACATATCTTTTGATCATTTACGTCCGTAAACCTTTTCCAAAGATGACATTTAACATGAGTTGGGTTTGCCACACCAGCAAGCGCCACAGACAATATAAGAGCGTGTATCATTGCGTAGCCAATACTATTAAATAAATCCCACCACCCAACACGCCGACTATGCCCAAAGTCAATCCGCCAATAGCCGCGTTGTTAGCCAACTGCCTTCTAGATTCCATAGCAGCATAAATTGTTGCTTCTCTCTCAGCACGTATCTTACGGCGCATCCCCAGCATCTCATCATAAGTCCCCAAACCAAACCTATAGTCCAGCATAAACTTAATCTCTTTTTCTTTTTCAAGCAAAGTCTTCTTTCGGATTACGATATCCATAGCTTGCTGCTCTATGTTATCAGTTCCGTAAGTCTGCTTATCTAACCACGTAGGTTTCTTGCGCTGAGACTCTGCCTTGGAGATATCAGCAACCGCACCGTACCACGCACCAAGTTGCTTGCTGACATCCTGTATCTCACGACCAGCGCCAACCAACATTTTAACGCCTTTAAAGGCCGCGTTAGCGGCTGCAAATGCCGTTACAGGGTCTATCATGGACGCACAATTATCCTAGTCCCTTCCGCATCATAGACTCACGTTGCATCTCAATGCGATCTTGGTTTACTTCGTTTCGGTTGTCGGCAATCTCTTCCTGCAAGTCCAAACGAGCCGCATCCGTTACCGCACGTTGCTCTAGCTTGGCACCCTCTATCTCAATTTTAGCCTGATCCATCGCAGCTTTGTGCTCCGCTTCCATCTGCTTGATCTGAAGTTCCTGCATGCGAATTTGAACCAGTGGGTCTTCTTCAGCACTCTTCTGACCCGCTGCCAAACGAGGCATGATATCCGCCATCAACTCCGCTTCCACTACCGCAACCTGAGCCTCTATCTGCTCAGGGGAAAACTGTTGTGGCTGCAGTTGCTGCATCTGCTGCTGGGCTTGCTGAGGCGATATAGCCCCCGCCTGAGCCATCTGTTGTAGTTGCTGCATCTGCTGCTGCGGTTCCGCAACAAGAGACTGTACCTGCTCCATAACCACTTCACGGGACTTCAGTGAAACATGCTCCAACACATGAGTGATCAACCCCGACAGAACAGGAGGAGTGTTTTGAAGTATTGGCAAATTCAACAAACTCAAGTGAGCCTGTATGTGAGCATCGTGGTCTTGAGGAGGGAAGGCCTTGGCTGGTTGTCCCGAAATCATGTCCGCGTTCTCCATCGCAGGGTCCTTTGGCTGCGGTTGTGGAGGGGGAGGAAGAATCTCGTTAATGTTTTGCACCTCCAACGCCTGATACATTCTACGATAGGCCGCATGGAGGTTATGCATTTGCGGGTTTGACTGAGCCAACTGGAGTTGTTGTTGGGCCAATGTAACTCGCTGCGCCATCGAAAAAATGTTAGGGTCACTGACTGGGAGGACGTCAACCCTGCCGTCGAAGTCTTGCGCCTTAACCTGCTGGGGTGCCCCAGACACCTCATATGGGTAAACAGGAGGTAGGTTTTCAGCGAAGATACGCGCCAAAAGCCGAAACTCGGTTTTCTGCGCGTAGTGCAAACGTTTGTGAATCGCGGACATAACCTTTGATCCACGTTCCAATAACGCAACAGTCGTGCCGACTGGCGTCTCTTGGTTCATGTCTGGAACCTGTTGGTCTGCTACAGATATAAAGCGTCTGCCATCTGCAACCAACCCGCCAAGCATCTGTGCCAAGGTAGCCGAAGGCTCCTTGTAGGGCAGAGGAATTATTGAATCTCTAATTGCACCGCCCGGAACATCAATGTCCCGCCACTCTCCCGGTTGCAGTGGCTCATCAGAGTTACGAACGCGAACACCGCGAGCCTTGAAACCAGCCGGAAGATTAGCTAATGTACCAGCGTCAATCAACTGGCGCAAAATGCTAGTTGATGCGCGACCTAAGCCGCCAATCATATGCACTAAACCAAAGCCATAAAACCCTAATCCGGGCATGAACTTGTAGTGAACAAAGTATTGACGCTTACGACGAACTGGGTCAGCGCCGTCATAGTTGCGCCGAATAGACAGGACCTGTCCCGAGTTGTCATCAATTGTAATGATATATGGCAGTTTTATGCCCGATGGCTCCCC